CGCCCGCGACGGTCCAAAGCTGCGGGTTGGACTGAAGCAGCATGGACATGGCGTCCAGGGCTTCCTGGCGCTTGGTCATGTAGCCAGGCCCGGTGGTCACGCAGACGTCGTAGACGCCGACCGACGGGTTGTAGATCTTGTCGATAACCAGCCCGTTCTCGTCGCGGATCTCCTTCACGGGCTCCGGCTGCGTCGGGTTGATGCGGACCATGCCGACCTCGCCGTCGAGGCCCACGATGCGGGCCACACGGGCCGTGTCGTAGATCTTCGGGATCAGATCGACGAGCTGGCGCGTGACGTAGCGGATGGCGCGGGAGAGGTTATCGACGAAGTGGTACGTCCCGGTGTCGCCCTGCTTCTCGCGCGCCAGGATGGCCCGGCCAGACCGCTCGTTGCTCTGGGCGCCAAGGCTGCTGTCGTACTGGCCCGTAGTGGACTTGATGTCGTCGGAGGCGCCCAGCTTGGCCTGGATGAGCCCGGTCTGGGCCAGCGGCGGCGGGGCGCGCTGGGGCAGCGGCAGAGGCGAGCCGGCGCCGTCGGTGACGTCCGGGTTAACCTCCAGGTACGGCCAGTTGTTCGTGTTGGCCGTCTTCCAGTTCATCTCGTAGCCTTCAAACTGGCCGCCATAGCCAATGAAGGGTGCCTTGGGGGCCAAGGCCAGCATCTCGGCCTCCTGGCTGACCCAGTAATTGTACATGCGCTGGGCGTCCTTGGCGTTCCGCACAAGGCCCGAGACGTAGAGCTGGCCGTCCACTTCAAACTCGTTGCCGACGACGCGCACGACCGGGATCCACTTGCCCGCCCAGTCGCGCTCCTCCAGCACTTCAAAGCCGTTGGTCTTGAGCCACTTGACCTTCTTGCGGTCCACTTTGCGGGTCCGCAGCGGCTTGCCAAACATGGCCTTGAGGGCCTTGTCTTGCGGCGTGCCGGCGAAAGCCGTGATGTTGTCTGGGTAGAGGTTCAGCGTCGCGGCTTCATGCTCGTAGTAGAAGTACTCCGCGATGCGGACCATGTCCTCCGACAGCCACTGCGACAGGCTTTGGTCGCCCACGCCCTGCGTCATGAGGCTGGAGATCGGCGCGGCGTCCGGGAACATCCGCTCGTAGTCGGCTTTGCTGACGTCCTCGGTAATAAAGCACCACTCGGCGTCAGAGCCGCACGGATCCTGGATCGCCGGGTCCATGTAGACCGAGAAAGCGTTGCGGATGCGGCCGATCTTTAGATCCTGGTCGAAGCTGTCCTCGCGGCAGTACTCCGTCAGGATGCGGATGTAGCCTTCGCCGTAGGTGACCTGATTGTCGCAGGCGGTGTCGTAGGCGACGTCGGCATCCGAAATGTACTCGATGTGCCGGACCATGCCGTCGAAGATCTCAGCCACGCGCACGTCGGCGCGGTCGTCGGCCGGGATTACCTTGCCCGTCGGGCGGTTTTGGCGCTGCTCGTTCGTCACCTGACGGACGTGCTGCGGCAACTTGTTGATCGTCAGGCAGGGGCGGGCGTTGATCGTCTGGCCCTGCACCGACCCGCGGGTGGCCAGCACGTCAGCCGGCCATTGCCATTGGTTATCGGGCGAGCCTGCCATAAAGCGCAGGTCGTCCAGTTCGTCTTCGCGGCTGTCCGAGTACGCCGACAGCGCCATCGTGTAGCGCCGGCGCATGACGGACAGGCGATCCGCCTCGTCGCTGTCGGAGACGCGCCCGGCAGCCTGTACGTCGTTCGCGGCCATGCCTACTTCTTGCCTTTCTTGGCCGCTTCGCGCTTGGTCGAGTACGCGATTGCGACCGCCTGTTTCGGCGGCTTGCCGGCGGCAATCTCAGCCTTCACGTTCTTGCGGAACGCTTCCTTGGAAGCGGACTTCACCAGCGGCATGTCACTTGCCCTTCTTCGCGGGCTTGGCCGTCTTGGCAGACTCGCGGAAGGCCGCCGCGGTGGGCGCGCCCTTGGAGCCCGGCTTCCGCATCTTCTCGCCAGAGCCGGCGGCGATGCGGGCCTTCTTCGCGTGGATGTTGGCGTACAGACCTGGCTTGGCCATCAGCACTTCCACCTTCTCATGCTTGCCTTGGCGCGGTCGGCGTTCTCCGACTTAGCTACCACGCCCGCCATTCTTGAGCAAAAGGATTTCTTACGAGCTTTATCCGCGTCGGTCTTGGGGCTGGGCGCGGGGGGCTTAAGATTGGAGCCCGTCTCGCGGTTGTACTTGGCCCGGCCCTTTGCAGTCAGGCCGGCGCCCTTATCCGTCGGTAACTTCTCGCCGCGGCCTACGGCCAGGGAGACGCCCTTCTTCGGCATTACACGCAGTGAATGATGGCGTAGTTGATGACGACCGCTTCAGACAGCGGGCTGGCGCTGATGTTCCGCACCGTGATGGAGGCCGAACCAACCGCCTTGCCCGAAACCCAGCAGTTGTAGGCCCCGGCGGTCGCGTTTTCCGACACGCTCAGAACCATCACGTCGTTGAGGCCGATCTTGCTGTTGTTCAGCGTGAAGGTGACGTTGGTCGTCGCGTTCAACGCGGCGTTGTTCATCGTAATGCGGCCCGCCGAAGTGTTCAGCGTCACGGCGGTGGACTTGCTGGTGAGCTGCGTCACGGCGCCCTGAGCGGCGGCGGCGTAGCCCAGCTCGTCGGAGGCGTAAATGTCCACGCCGCTGATGTCAGTGCCGCTGACGGTTGTTGCGTTGACGGTATCAGCGCCGATAATGTTTTGGTCTTCGTAGGCGACGCCAATCGGCTTGGTGTTGCTCGACATGTTTTAAGATCCCATCCAAGACGTCTGTATGCCGCCCGCAGCATAATTGCGCCGCGGAGCCCTGTCCACATATTCCCGATGGGCCACCGGAAAGGCGAAGGTGACGGCGATAGCGTCGGCCGCGTCGGGGCTGGCCAGCCCGCGGGCCTTCATGTCCTTCTTGCTCTCCAGGTAGATCGTCCCCTTGCTGTCGGGCTTCATCATAGGCCCAGTCAGGTCGTTTTTGAGAAAGCGGTCCTGCGGGATCGACCCCGTTTTGAGCCACTCCCGCATCTCGCCCCACATCTCGGCGCGCTTGTTGCCCCACATCACCGGGTTTTTCGACTTGTTGCCGAAGTTGACCCCCTTCACCTTGTACCGCTGCTCCTTGAGCCGGTCCACGATACCAGCGCCCAGGCCGCCCTCGTCGATGACCACCAGCGCCGGCTTGTACGTCTCGATGGCCTCGATGACGTGGCCGACGACGGTCATGGTGTCGTCGCCCTTGTGCCGCTTGATGGCGACGATGTCGCGCCCCTGGCGGATGGCCAGCACCGTGCTGTCGCTGCCGAACCTAGCAGGGTCCACCCCCAGCACGACAGGCGCCGACGGATCCTTGTGCGCCTGGCGGCGCATGGCGTCGTCCACCAAAGACGCGCCGATGAACTGATCGTCGGAGGCGTTGGGGAACTGCCCGTAGACCTCGACGTGGGCCTGGGTGCTGTCCGGCCCGTACTCGTCGATGATCTGCTGGTAGACCTGCTTGTCGGTGCCTTCGACCGACCTGGCGTCCACGATCTTCGTGCCCCAGAAGTCCCGCTTGGAGTGGAAGCACTCGTAGAAGTACCCCGCGTTGCGGCGGGGGTTGCTGAACGCCAGCCAAAAGCGATGCGGCGTGTTCTCGGTGAAAAAGCCCGCGGCGACCGACCAGATCGTGTCGTCGATACCGCTGGCCTCGTCGTAGATCAGCATCACGCCGTCGAAGTTGTGGACGCCCGCGTAAGCGTCGGGGTTCTCAGCCGACCACAGCCGGCCCTCGACGCCCCAGTAGCGCGTGCCCATCTTGAGGTCGCGCTCAACCAGCTCCGTCAGCCACTTTGCTGGCATGACGCGCGTCGCGCTGACCTCAAACCAGTGGCTGTTGAGGCTCATCGAGAGCCACTTGGTGATCTCGGCCCAGGTGACGGAGCGAAGCTGCGCCTCGCTGTTGGCTGACACGATGGTCGTCGAGCCGATCCTGGTCGTCAGCATCCAGATGACCAGCCAGGACACCAGCGCCGACTTGCCGATGCCGCGGCCGGACGAGATGGCCATGCGGAAGGTGTCGAAGTCCACCTTGCCGTTGTTGCTGCTGATGTGGTCAGCCAGGTTCTGCAACACCTCGCGTTGCCACTTGCGCGGCCCCTGGAAGTGTTCCAGCGGCGTGCCCTTCTGGCCCCACGGGAAGGCGAACAGCACGAACTTGAGCGGGTTGTCCTTGATGGCCGGCGTCCACAGCCGGCTCATCAGCTCCATCTCGTCGTCGGGCGAGTACTTAACCGTCTGCACGGATCCGCTCCGGGTAGGGCTTGGCGTCCTCGGTCAGCGTGGGTGCGGGCTCTGCGACCCCCTCGATGACGCGGCGCTGCGCTTCTTGTAGCGCGTTCGTGATCGAGATCGTCTGGTTGACCTCGACCGTCACGGCCTGCTTCGCCACCCAGCCGTGGACGTGCTTCAGAATGTCGAGCGCCGCCTTGGCGTCGCCCTCGCGGGCGGCGGTGTGCAGCACGTCGGACATCTCCATTTCGCCGTCGGCGCGCCCCTTCTCCTCGGCCAGCGCCGCCAGCGGGTCGAACTCGCAGAGACTGCGGTACTCTGCGGGGCGCATCCCGGCGGCCAGCGCCAGCGTGTCCCCACGCAGGCCCTTGCGCGCCGCGTTGTAGATGGCCTCCAGCCGCGCTTCCGTCGCTTGCAGCCGCCGCGGCTCATACGGGAGGG